AGGTAATCGTAGCATCTCCTGTCTGAGCACCAAAGTCAGGAATTATTCTGCTTACCCTCATCATATATTCACTGTCCCCTTTAAATGTGATTCCTTCTCGTTGGTCCTGAGTAATATCATAGTCTCCAGATTCTACATAAGCAACGATCGCGGTGGTTGCTCCAGTTGCTGTAACTTCATCGGTTCCTTTTTCCTGCTGCCAGTAAGTACTGGCTCCTCCAGTAGCTCCCTGAACAGTGGGTACTGTAGGAATTTCACTGGTGCTATAACTTGTTGCATAAGGTTTGGCGTATACTCCTTCAGGCGACCAAGTTGTACGCGCCAAAGAAGAAACTGTCCAAATAGGATTTTGAGGAACTGACTCCATATAGTTATAGGTTACGGATCTGTCTACATAATCAGACCCCTCGGTAGGATAAAACCAAGTCACCTCTCCAAATAAATTATTAACAGCTCCGTGAATTTGTTGATTGGCATTTGTATTAATATCTTCATAGACATAGTCTTCTACAAGGCAAGGTAAAGTGTGGACACGGCCACCATCAAATTTGAAGAAACCGGTAGGGCCCATCCAATAGGCTATTCCATCTACTTCTACTGCACCATGCTGACTGGCAGCTCCACAGTTAGTTCCTACTTGTTGGAAACCAAATGTAAAAGGCTGACCAATAAATTTCATGGTAGACATTGAAGTATCTGACCAAATATAAATAGCAGTTTTACCACTGAGAGCTCCGAGTAATTTTGAACCAGCAGTAAGTCTTTGACTACCTGCTGTGTTAGTTGCAGTTGGTGCATACGTATTGATATCTTCCTGTGCAGACCATCTGATAAACATATCATCTTGCGATCCAGCAGTTCCAATCGTAACTTCAGTTCCAATAAAAACCAAGTGTCTGTCAGGAGTCGAAACAATCATGTCCCGTGAAGCGGTCGGCGCTCCACTGACAACAGTTGCTCTTGTACTTAGGTTAGCTAAGCTTGGTGTCCATTCAAAAACTTTTTTATTATGAACTAGAGCTAGTAAAGTTTCACCATAATTAACCAGACGCCATTGGCCTGGTTCAAGAACCACTGAAGAAGAGCTACTGGCGCTTCCCCATCCTACATAGCTAGTTGCATCATAAACGGTTGCGGCATCCGCATGCGTAGCGGCGGTAGAACCAGAAGCTCCCCTTGCGGCTCCTTGTAAAACGTGAGAAGCATTGATGCTGGTGTAAGAAATTAACTCATCACCTATTTGAATAGTTCCTGCTGCGGTAAACGAAGTAGAAGAAGTTAAAGTAATTCCTGTGGTGGTAGTGGTATCGGTGATTGCACCATCAAGAGTTGTAACAACAGGTGGAATAACTCGACCACCAAAAGTATTAGTGCCCCAACCATATCCATAACCCTGTGTAACGGGACCAATAACATAATAAAAATTAACCGTGATACTTCCTCCTGCAGACTGCCCTGTCCCTTCATTGGAAGACATGGTAATGGTAAAAGTAGTCGAAGTAGGTGTAGTTATTACTTCGTATATAACATCATCAAAATCTGCGGCTGTGTAGCTGCTTCCCGCTGGAACCGATGTACTTGCAAAAGTAATAATATCCCCTGCTTCTGCTCCGTGAGCCGTGGCTGTTGTAATGGTAACCGTGGCTGATGAAGTAGTGGTAGTTATCGTGGCGCTTGTTTGCTGACGTGTAGAATCTAAGGGAGTAATATCGTGGAAACCACCTTCAAAATAAATGTAAAGCATTTTGTTGGTTCCAATAGCTGCATATTTATTGCCGGAAAGATCTACCCAGGTATGCGAATCTCTTCCCGCTCCTACGATGCTTTTGGATCCCAGCTGCTGCCAGCCTCCAATTTTTTCAGGAAAAGAATAACGAAAGCGCATATAATCGCCGTTAACCCATTTTCCTTCGGCTCCGGTATCTGATGATTGTTTATCTAAACCAGGTCTTAGTCTGATTTTTTGTAACATATAAAACTCCAAATTCTAGATTATAACACATTGAGGAAATAATCAACTGGATCATTTCTTGTGCTATTGTTTATAGCTTATTTCACTGTTTCTAGTTTTTTTAAATTAAAATAAGGTGCAATGCAAGTATCATGATTTATTACATAGGGAACATCCCCAAAAGTAACTGAAACTCGTAAAGAAGTTAATAGCTCCCATCTATCAACATCAAATGTAGAGTTGGGTAAAATATACCTCCATATCTTTTCTATCTGTGACTGGATCGACATATCATTAAAATGGATACATTCATAATGCTTAACTATCTCTTTAAATTTCTTAATATCTTTATCCCATCTATCAAATTTGCCTTTTATAATACTGGGAGTCATCCATTCAGGATATGAAGCATTATGCAACAGAGATGACTCTGCCGCTTGTCTGTTTCTTTCTAATAAGACATATTTGGCCTTAGGAAAAAGACTATATAGAGTTTCAATAAAATGCAATAATTCAGGATCACAAAAACCCACATATTTTTCTGGTCTTTTATTAATTAAGTCACCAAATTCGTCCAAGCTACTCATATATCTAGATTGTTCCTTATAACAGAAACTATCTTTATAGGTAAAAAGATTACCAAACCAGCTGCTTCTACATCTTGCTGTACTTAAAATAAAAAATATTTCTTTTTGTTCCATTAATTGAATTCTAAAATAGAGTCTATTTTTTTAGTTCCAAAAAGATCATCACATTTATGACATTTATAACATTGATTTTTACAGTTCTTAAGAACGTTGCTTAATGAAATAGCTTTGGGAGTATTCCAAAAATGATTCTTTATTCCGTTTTTAATATCATTAATGTTTGTCGTAATTGGGTAATCTTTTACTACATGATCTCCCGAAAACCATGAATGGAATGGCATTAAATTATTTTCATATACAGTTTTAAAATCATCTACGACAAATAAATCAGTGAAAGATGTACTCTTTTTTTTCATCTCGAGAGCATAGATAAATTTTTTATTTAAATTAGAACGAGGATAAGTTAATCTCCCTGAAAATTTAAATATATCCACAACATCGGCAAATGCGTGCCAGTCCTCCTTTCCATGAACTATAATATCTGTACCTGTTCTTGGGTTCATCACTCCAATTTCATCTGTTTCTTTTGTCTCTGGAGATAAGTGACCCTGTGGAAAATCTCTACCGGATACTCGCCAACGATTGCAGGTAAAATTAACAACATCCCAGTAAACTTTCCCTGTTTCTTTTAATTCTTTTCCGCTTTGCCAACAATCATGTTCTGTTTTAAACGGACATTCAGGCATACAGGTTTCTCGCATTAAAAGGCAGGTCCTAACATTTAATCTGTCAGCTTCAATTTTAACTCTTTTTAATTCAGCTAAGTTCCTATTAAAATCTCTATCTAATTGAACAGTTGTATAACCCAATGCAGTATAATCAATAAAACTTTGAGTAGAAGTTACTCTATGATTAACTGTATTTTTCCAGTCCATATCAGGAAAAGCAGACTGTAATGCTCCTGTCCTCATCAGATGCGTATGACTTATAGTACAACTACGTACGCCATCGTCATAATATTTTTTAATAAAAGCAACAATATCTTTAATATTTTTTTCTTTTATAAGTTCAATAGGTCTATTCATTTCATTAAGGGTTAATGAAATAGGTATGTCGTATTTTTCCTGTATCTTTAATAAGTTTTTATACTGAGCTTCAGTGGCATTAACCCCCATCGTATTACCATAGGTAAGTTCATCGTTCTTGAAAGTAACACCAAAATAAATATCATAAATTTCATTTTTCCATTGTTGAGAGGAATTTTTAATACATTCATAAAATGTATTCTCATCTTTAATTCTATCCCAATGACTTATTGAGAATTTTTTATTATAAGGGTCTTTATTTTTTAATATTTTTAGCATTTAAGCTATCAATTGTATCGTAAATAAAATTATCATAATTTACTTTATCCCTAACTCTATTTGCTGGAAAACGATTTGCTTCAGGTTGTATACCGTTACAAAACATAAGCATAGTAAGTCTTTCTTCACCTTTTATTAATGCATTCATACGATGAGCTTCAGCACCAGAATATGAAACCAATCTATTATAAACATTTCCTATTTTAACGGTTTCATCAAATCCTGCAGTATGATCATTTAAACTTTTTTTATATTGTTCAATATCAAGTTCTTCACCCTTAAAAAACATGTGCTTGTAATGATGTCTACTTTCAATATATACTGGAAAATCTTTTTTTCTGGTATATATTGAAGTTCCCCAATCCATATTATTCACTCCGGGATTTAAATAACAAAGTCCAAACAATTCATATTTCTGATCAATATGTATCCAACCTTTATTTAACTCATCATCACCATTGTCTTTTATTTTATTAAACATTATAATCGAGTCAGTCCATTTAACATTTTGAAAAGCAAAATCGTGATATACAGCAAGAATTTTCAACATAATTGCCGTGGACAGTTCAAGATCTATTTTATGTAAGAACTCTGTTCTAAGACCAGGCCATCTACCTAGGGGGTCTGGTTTATATTCTAAATCTAAAGCAAACTCTCTAATTTTATCTGGTTTGTCAAAAAAATTATCAACAACAGTAGGAAAATATTTTTTTTTATTTAACATCTTTTATAGCAATTAATAAGCCCAGCATACAAACGAGTATCTTGTTCCTTTCTTAGGTTCTTCTACCGAATGATAGAATAGAAAAACAGAAGGAAATAAAAGTATATCTCCTGTGTTTAATTTTACTTCTTTGTCTCTCAGCATAAATTCTGCCCCTTCGTAATCTTCGTTAAGACTACCTACAATTGAAATAATAGGAATTCCTTTTTCTTTTCCATCAAAAAGACTGTGAATGTGATCATAATGTTTTCTCATCTTACTTCCTACAGGATATTTATTAAAGCGCAGAGAACTCAAAGATGATAACCATCGACTACCACATTTTTCTCCATGTACTGCGTACTTGTCCTGATAAAGGTTCAAAGCTCTTTCTATGAAAGGCCGCAGTTTAATTGACAATTCTTCAGTTATGTCTTGAACTTGGGGTTCTAATGTTTTTTCTGATCCAACAACCTTGGTACTATAATAACCCCATTTATGTTTTCTCCATGGCCGTGTTTCAATGTCTTTTGTTATTTCTTCACAAAGTTCAACTGGAAGCCCTCCCCGTATTATAGCGATATAATCATCTACCCTAGGAAAGGAAGGCACTATATTTAAATCTAAATTTTTTTTCATTTGAAAACTCTCTTACCGATGAATCCACTTCTGATTATTAAATTCATATATAAAACCATTTAAAATTAATCTGCCATTATCTATATTGGTTCCATAATTCAACCATGATCTATGTCTAATA